TACTGTAGCGGCATCTAACGTAACATACAAAGACTTAGTAAACTTTGTTTATGCGTTACCACAACAATATTGGACACCAAATGCTAAATGGGTTGTAAGTAATGTGTTTTTAGCACAAATCCGTGGCTTAACAGACACTAACGGTACTCCAGTTTTCCAACGTATGGAACCATTGGTTTATGATGGTATTGTTGGTCAATTGTTAGGTTTTGATGTTGTAGTAAACAGTTATTTGGATACACCATCACAAACAACAACTGGTTCTGCTGGCACAACTTCACTTTACCCTGCTTACTTTGGTGACTGGTCACGTGGCTTTACTATTGTTGACCGCTTAAACATGGTATTACGTCGTTATGACCAAACTGCCCCAGGCTTTATCACGTTTTATGGTGAAAAACGTCTTGCAACCTCAGTTGTAGACCCTTTCGCTATTATTCGTTATCGTTCTACTGGTACAGCAACTTAATAGTAAAAAAGATGGGGGAGTAAAATCCCCCTCTTTACTTTAATTTTTGATTGGAAATAATATGAGCCTAATTCTTGAAGCCGTAAAAAAAGCCATTATTGATGGTGAGGCCACAGTCAATCTAACAGAGGCATCATCCCTGACTGGTAGCGGTTCGGGTGTTGGTGGTCGTGTTATTTATGATGATGCTTTTGCCTCACTTCGTATGGCAAATCCTATTCGCTATTGCAGTCGTGTAATACCATCTATTGGTTCAGACGAAGCATTTGTAGTAAAAACTGGTAATGCAACAGTAATACAAACTGGCACTACTAACCCATGGAATTATAATGTACAAACAGATGTAGGTAATTCTGCTACTTCTTTTTGGCAAATATCATCTAAATGTATTAATGCTACAGTTCCAGTTAGAACTGCAATTATGTCAGACATTAATAACTTGGATGAAAGTATTGTTACGGATATTGCACTTGAATTTGCACAACAAGAAGCATTGTCTATGATGTTAAATAATGACCAAGCAACAGGAACAGCCACACCACAAACAGGTTCTACTTTTGGTCTGCGTGGTTTAAATTACTATGCTGGTTCTACTACTGCCGCATCATTTGGCACAAGTGGTTCAGCCACTACAAATGGTCGTCATACAATGTTACAAGTACAGCAAACTGGTGCTACGTTGGTTTACGACGATATTGTTAACTTATCTAAATCATTGCCGCCTCAATATTGGACAGACCCAAGCGTATGTTGGATGATGCATCCAAATACAATTCACGATTTAAGAAACATACAAGCAACTGGTACAAATAACATTAGATTGTTTTCTGAACAAGGGGAACAAGGTAGCGGTGCTGTAGTTAATATTTTTGGTTTTCCTGTATGTGTAAATCCTTACATGGACCAAGTAGGTACTGGCAAATATCCAATTTATTTAGCCGCATGGCAACAATTTGTAACTATTGCTGATAATGAGGAAATGACAATTAAACGCTTAGAACAAACACAGCCCGGCTTTATTACTTTATATGCTGAAAAGCGTGTATGTTCTACAATTCGTGATGTATTTGCTGGTGTTCGTTTAGTCGGTTAATAAGGAAAAACCATGGCAACCGAAAATTTAACCCTTGCGGAATTTTTTGGCAATCAACGCAACCCATTTAACTACGCTAAAGTAGAACAAATTGGGCGAGATATAAGCACGTCATGGTTGACATTAGATGAGTTAACACAACAAATAAATCTTGTAGATGACCAAAGCCAAGACGGTTACTTACAATCTTTAGAACTTGCAACTAGAATGGCTATTGAGGACTATTTAGGCTCGCCCATATTTCCTATACAGTACAAAGTTTACTATGCTGGTATGGGAGTTTATGGGAGTGCTTTATATTTAGATTTGCCAGAAGTATCTGCTGAATTTAATAATGCGGCAGGGATAACTATAAATGCGGTTCAATTTTATAATAATGCTAATGTTTTAACTACTTTAGCATCTAGTGCTTATTTTTATGATGCAACTGGGAACAGAGTTATTGTAACTAGCATGCCTGACACTATGAGCCAATATTATGCAAATCCAATCATAGTTAAATATACACAAAATAGTAATTTTATTATGCAATACCCTGTTGTTAAACAAGCCGCTTTATTACTGTTTACTCACTTGTATAATAATCGTAGTGAGACATCTGAAAAAAGTCTTGTTCAATTACCGTGGGGTATTGAGCAATTATTACGTCCTTATAAATCTTTGGTGATGTAATGGCTATTACCCGTTATGAGAATGTTAAAGTAAATAGGATTGTTAATAGCATTGATGCGCTAGGACAACAAACCACATCCATACAATTTTGGTTTGAAACTCGTGGACTTGTTGAAAGTTTATCCAATAGTTTAACAATTTCTGAAAAATACAGAGTGTATTCTGATTTATTTCAAGTTACTTTTAATTACACTCCTAACATGAAATTAATAAATGACAATCAGCATTCTTATAGTTTACATTGGAATAATTATGATTGGCGCATAACTAACATTCGTTCGACCAACGATAGAATGAAAGTAATATTTATTTGTTATAGAAACGACCCAACGGTGCCAGTATGAGTCAACAAAATCCAAAAGTATATGGTGATGCTATACAGTATCAACTTGCAAGTATTGTTGGTGCTATACCTGTGTATGCTTCTTTTAATAGAAATTATGCGACACAGCCTAAGTTTTTAACTTGGAACTTACGAAATGTGCATCAGCCTGTATATACAGGGCAAAATCAAAATAACAAAGGTATAGACACTCCTGTCTTTCAAATAACTATATTTGCACAAGACATGAACGATGCTTTCAATTTGTCTAATACCATATTACAATCGCTTCATGGTTATTCTGGTCAGTTTGGAAGTGTAAGCACAGGGTTTTATATTTCAAAGGCTGATGTAGTTTGGCTTTACAATACATATGATAATGACATCGGGTTGAACCAAATCGTTTTGGATTGCACGATTTACATTCCGACATAAGATAAAATTTAACACTTTTTTTATAAGGAACAATCATGGCTATTCCATCAAAAGTTTTACCCGGCTTTAGTGCTTCAATGTATGCACAATCAGGTGCTACACCTACAGCATTAACACTAGCCCAATTATCTTTAGTTGCAAGCGTTTCCCCTATTGCCGTATCAGGTAACTTGCTTAACATTGAAGCAATTCCTGCATTTGGACAAGATGATGCGGTTGCTAACTTTACCGTAGCAGGAACTAGACAATCAGACAAAATTCCTACTCAAGCCGCCCCAACATCAATGTCAATTACTGCGGCATGGAATCCATCAGATACAGTTATCCTGCAAGTTCGGACAGATGCTTATAACGGCACTACAGAACGCACTTATGTAGTTTCTGCAACAGACGGTACTAACATTCAGTATTATGCTTTTAATGCTCGTGTTAGTTCTTTCCAAATTGATTCACAACCAAACGCAGAAGCCAAGGCAGTATTTACATTACAGCCACGTGGTAATTTGTATGGTTGGTCTAACAACGCTTAATTAGGGGAAATATAATGGCTATTCCAAGTAAAATTTTGCCGGGGTTTTCCGCATCAATGTGGATGCAACTTACGGCAACTCCAACACCATTAACTACAGCAAACTTATCTGTTTGGACAGCGCAGGTTGCTACAATTGTAGGCACGTCTGCAAACGGCACAGGTGCATCAGGTACACAATTAAACATTGAGGCAGTACCAACTTTTGGTCAAGACGATGCAGTAGCAAACTATTCTGTTGCTGGTTCTCGTCAAAGTGACAAAATTCCTACACAAGCCGCACCTACTACATTATCAATTACTGCCGCTTGGAACCCAAGTGATGCTGGTTTGTTGTTAATTCGTGGTGATGCTTATAGCGGTACTGTAGATAGAACTTTTGTGGTTGCGGCAGTTGATGGTACAAACACACAAGCATACGCATTTAATGGCCGTGTTTCATCATTCCAAATAGATGCACAACCAAATGCTGAGGCTAAATGTATATTTACCATTCAGCCTCGTGGTAACCAATACGGATGGAGTAACAACTAATGACCTTAAAAACCGCTATTACAACTTTGACTACTACTTATCAGTCTTTAGATTTAGTAGCGCAAGGTTTGGAAGTAAACGCAAAGGAAGTTGCAGAGGCATTAGATAAAGCAACCCCTGATACGGCTGAGTTTGTAGCATTAACATATTTGGCTAAATATAATCCATATACAGCACCAATAAAAGAAGATGTAAAAACAGGCTAATAAATGCACACTACAATACAAAACAATCAAGACCTATTAAATTTTTTGTTTACCCAAGCCAACTCTGGAGTTAAGAATTGGTTTGGGTTTCATGAGCAAAGAATTGCTGGTATTGATGTGGCATATAAAATTGCTATTAACCATGCAGATACAATGACACCAGAGGAAGTGGTGGATTATGTAATTGCTTTAAATAATGCAATTTATAAAAATATGATAAAAGGATAAGACATGAGCATAGGAAAAAAACTTGGTTCGTCATACGATGAAGCAAAAGATAAAATTAAGTATCGTAAAATTAAAATTGATGTTGATGAACATTCATTTGAACTAAAGGTTCGCATCCCTTATAAAAAAGAGATGGAACAAATCATTAGTAAAATATCCACTCCCCCTGACGATTTAGTAGATAAAATTTATAAAAGATTAACAGAGTCATTGCGCAAATCTATTGATGATGGTGGAAAAGAATTTGTAGCCCTTTTA